AGGCGTCGAGAATGATCGTCTTGCCGAGGTAGTCGAACGTCACCGAGCGACCCGTGCCGCCATCGTCGGCCGGAATCACGAGCGGACGGCTCAGCGTCGCGAGCGTCTCGCCGGTCGTCTGGCCGAGATGCCCCACGTCCACGGTCGCCTCGGCGGCAGCACCGGGGTTCGTGTTGCTGATGACGATGTTGGTCACCGTATACACGGTGCCGAACAGATTAAGGACGGTTCCGGCACCGTCATGAGGCGTCGAGGGACTGGGCATCGTCAAGTCTCCTGCCAGAGGATCGTGTACGTCTGCGTGACCGAAAACACCGGAGGCAGGTCGCCACCCGCCAGTTGCACGAACCCGTCCTGCTCGTTCTGGAGCGCGACGTGTCGCACCGATATTGATGATGACACGGCATTCCCCCACCCATCCAGTTTGGAGCGGCAGGCGTCAGCCAGTTCCCTGACCTCCTGGTAGGTCTCGGCGTAGAGCTCCAGGGCGAGCGTCACGACGGGCAGACCGCCACGGGTGTTGCCGAGGGTTGTCTCGCGGGTGACCGCTTGACGCCGCCACGTCGCAAGCGGGAGTGCCGCCGTAGCCGGGGCGAGGACGGGGTAGATCCGGGTGCCGAGAATCGCGGCCACCGTCGCGTCGGCGAGCAGTGCGTCGGCGACGGTCTTTTCTGGTGACTTGAACGACATCACAGGTTCCCCGTAGCCGAACGGGTCAGCGTGCTCAGGGCACGCTCTAGCGAGATTCGCAACTCACGCGAGAGGATTTCGGCGACGGTGGTCGAGGTCTGATCCCACGTCGTTTTCAGCGGCGGCTGTCCGAGGATGCCGCCAGCCCGCAGACCCTTGATCGTGATCGGCGTAGCGGATCGCTTGAAGAACGCCTGCGGGTAGCCGGGCTGCGTCTCGACCCGCTGCCCTTCCTCGCCTCGTGGCGGTCGGGGAGTGGGCTTGAGCTTGAATGGACCCAACTTGTTGAACGAAGACGCGTAGTAGGCGTTCTGCCCGCTCACTTGGTGAGCTCGCACCGTCGTGACGCTGCCGCTGCGGTTGCGTCGCGTGTGCGACTTGCGGGCATACGGCGTGTTGGAGAGCTTGTCGATGACGGTGTCTTTTGTGCCTTGCTCCAGCCAGAACTGGTGGAACGCACGGTCCGATCCTTTGCGGACTCGACCGCCTTGCGCCGACTCGCTCGCACCCTTGCCAGCCCGCCGGTAGCCGAGCAGCCCGACGGCGTTGCCGTCCCGCGAGTACGCCACAATCTTCACCGATGCCGCACGCTTGAGGTTGCCGGTCGGACCTTCGGGCGTGTTTGCCCTGAGCCGCTCTAGAGCTGGGGCGAGCGCCTTCTTTAGCGCGTCCTGCAAAATCTTCGCCTTATCCGCTGGCGTGAAGATGCGACCGATCGCAGTCTGCAACTCGCGCAGTTCGGCGATCTCTGCGGTGATCGTGATCCCTGCGGTCGCCATCAGTCGATCGCCTCCACGCACAGGAGCTCGTGCTCGGTGCGGTTGTTGTGTTCGAGCAGGCTCGTGATCTCCAGAATCCGACCACGCCACGAGAGCCGCATGCGCTGCGTCAGCCCGGTCACGTATCGCATCCGCACGCGGTGCGTCACCTCGGTCTGCTGCTGACCGGACTGAAGCACCTCGCGACCGGACAGCCCCTCAACGCTCGCCCACACCTCGGCGAACGTGCCCCACGTTTGCACTGTCTCACCGATGCGATTCCGCGTGGCGGTCGCCTGCTGGATCGTGACTCGCTCACGGAGGCGGCCGGGATCAATCGCCATACATCACCAACGTGTAGGACGACGTGCCAGCGGTTGCATCCACGCTCACTTGAAGCGAGGTCTCCGTCGAACCGACATCAGAGACGGCAGCCTGCTCGGCACGCGACATCACGAGCGGCTTGCCCGTGGCGCCTCCGACGCACTTCACAAGCGTCGCGCCGGTCGCCGAGAACACGATCCGAGAGACCGACGAGAACGATACGGCAGAGCCCGACGCCGCCGTGTATCCAGGCGAGGCGAGCGTGATCGTCACGGCTGACGTACCGCACGTGCCAGAGACGACGGCGACCTTGCCAGACGTGTACTCGTTCGAGGTCTGGAGCGCCACGGCCTTCGTCGAGGACACGCCCGTGGACGACGCCGTGTCGGTGAACTGCGAATCGACGATGATGCGTCCGTTCACGTGTAGCTCCCCCACTTCACGCTGTCGAGCAACGCCTTCACCCCGAACGGCATCTCGGAGAGCGATACGGCGTCGGCCGCCATGCGGCGCTCATACCACTGCCCGACGAGCATGAGGATCGCCGCCTTCACACGGGGCGAGACCTTGCTGCCGTCGTCGCCACGCCCGCCCCACCACGTGACCGTGACGCTGCCGTAGTCGAGCAGGTGGCTCGGCCACGATCCGGCGTACAGCGTCCGCAGCGTGCCGGGCTTCGCGTCGCGATCGACGCGGTACTGGGTCGTCGAGAGCGTAGCCGTGTTGCCTGCCTCGCTCGCGGTGTAGACGATCGACACCGCCGTGCGACCTGTGGTCTGGCTCATTGGCGGGCGGGGCAACTCGATCACCGCCGGAAACGCATCGAGCCGCATTACGTACTGCGTGTCCACGAGCGTCTCGTCCATGTACGTCTCGCAGTACTCGCGGGCCGCAGAGATGAGCGCAGCGATGTAGGCGTCGTCGGTATTGTGATCGACGCGAATGTGAGCCTTGGCGTCGGCGACGCTCACCGGCTCGACGACCGGCTGCGTGCCGACCTTCAGTGATCGGTATCGCTTGCCGTCATTCATGGCGTCGCCCCCTGCGTCGTGGCGTTAGGTCTGCACGCTCCGCGACCGGCTCCACTGCTGCCGTCTCGATCAGCGACTGCTGCGTCTCTCGCTTGGCGTAGCCCCACGCGAAGAGCCTCGCGGCGAACGACTCGTCCACCTCGACGAGCTCGTTCGCCTTGTAGGCACCGTAGGCACGCAGCATCCGTACTCTGATTGTGTTCACTCGCCGACCCTCCATGCAGTTTCGGGCGGTCGCTTCGTCCGCTGCCACGCGGTCGTGTGCTGAAACACCGGTCCCGAGAAATCCTTGCTCGGCCACGAGATCACGTACTCGCCGTGACCAATCACGACGCGAGGCGTGATGAAAAGGCGGTTGCCCGACGCCTTGAACTGACGCCAGAACCAGAGATCGTCGTCAATTCGCCCGTCGCCCCAGCCGCCTTCGGCGTCTGGCTTCGAGTGAAACCACGGCTTCAGCGTTCGCCTGAGCGCCCTGGTGCTGATGATCGTGCAGCCGAAATGCGCCGTATCGACCTGCTGCACCGGCTCGGCGAACCACGACAGCGGCAACTCCGTTTTGCCGTCGGCGGGTGGGTCGTCCATCGTGTCAAGAAGCGTGAGCATCGGCCGCCCGTCCTCGCGTTTCGCCTGGATCGGGGCGAGCGCGTCGCACTGGCACGTCATCGCGATCGCGAACAGACGCTCGATGTCGGAGCGGGTCATCACGCTATCGTAGTCAAGCGTAATTATGTACTCCGTCGTCGGAGCGAACTCCTCAAGCATCCTGGTGAGCACCTGCGCCCAGAACGCACCCTGCCCGAGCGTCGGGCGGATGTGCAGCGGCATGAGCGACTCGATGAACGCGAACACGTTCGTGAGCGGCCCGAACCTCGGAGCCGACAGCACCGCCTCGGCACGCACCTCGACCGACGTATCGCCGACCTGAACGATCACGCGTCACCCTCCAAAGCGAAACGGCGGGCGGCTCGTCGCCACCCGCCGCTCACTGTGTCGGTACTGTCAAGCGAATCAGCCGCTGACCGTGGCGTTGACGCCCTTCGCGGAGGCGCTGACCGGGCCGTCGGAGCCCTTGCCGAGCCTGGCGACCGTGTAGACGGTGCCGGTCGTGTACGGCGTGGCGGTGACACGCAGATAGCGCTTCTTGCCACGGCAGTCTACGTCCATCCGCACGACCACGTCACCCGCCGTGGCGGTCGGCGTCGGGATCGTAAATCCACCGGTGCCGCCGCCGACGAACTCGGTCACGTCGGAGTAGGACGAGTTGTTGTCGGACTCGGCGAGCTTCAGGACGGTGAACGCCGCCTGGCTCGTGTAGCCCGCATTCGC